TTCAACCGCGTGGATTATCCGGTGCTGATAGACCGGCTGGAATCGGTTTACCACCGCTATTCTCTGACTTCGATGGTGGTGGAATCGAACTCCATCGGCAGACCGGTGATTGACGAGTTGGTGGCGCGTGGATTGAATATCGTGCCATTTACCACGACTTCAGCGACGAAGCAGGCAATTATTCAGAACTTGCAGGCAGCCTTTGAAAATGGGCAAATTTTAGTCTTGAACGACCAAATACTGGTCGGGGAATTATTGAGTTTTGAGAGCAAGCGTAATGCTTCCGGTGGGTTTAGTTATTCAGCACCTGACGGGATGCACGATGACTGTGTTTTATCGTTAGCAATCGCATGGCACGGAGCAACCAGCGCTGGCGTTATTTTGTGGATGGATTAACAGGAGTATCTATGGCAGAAACTTACAAGGCAATAACAAACATTCCTGGCTGGGTAGACCTCCTGACAAGTGACGGCGTGCCTGATTCTATCGCGGCGTTGTATTCGCGTGTACCTATCCTTTACCGTGCGATCCAGTTACGCTGTGACGCTTTAGCAACGGTTCCGTTCCGGCTCATCAAAGGCGAAAGTGAAATCGAGTGGCAGTACCCGACTTCGCTGTCACGCCTGCTTTGGCAGTGGGAAGCTGGCTTGCTATTGCGAGGGGCAGCGTACGGTGAAATCATTGCGAACAAGAGCGGGATCAGGAAAGACATCCAGTATCGCAATCCGTTTGACATGAACGTGCAATACATGAAAACCGGCGAGCTGGTGTTCAAGCAGAACAGCAGTGGGGCGACATGGACGAACGACCTACGGGCTGGCAAGTATGAAATGCTCTACATTGCCGAATATGACCCGACTCAAGACATTTTGCCGGGTGTGGGTGCTGGTAGGGCTTCCACGATTGACGCGAAGTTACTCTATGCTTTGAGCAAGTTTCCGGAAGTGTACTTTGAGGGTGGGGCAATGCCGGTCACGCTGTTAGGTGTTGACACGAACGACAGGAACGAGATCGAGCGCATTCAGGACTGGTTCAGGCGTTCTGCTACCACGATTCGCAATGCGTTCCGGGTGTTGGGTGTGAGAGCGGGTTCTATCCAGCCGACCACACTTACTCCGCTATTGAAAGACCTGGCATTCATCGACTTATCCGAGATAAGCAAAAAGAACATCGCGATGGCATTCGGCATCAAGCAGACCATGCTTGACAGTGAAGCGGCAAACTACGCAACCGCTAAGGAAGACCGATTGAGTTTCTACGAAGATACGATCAAGCCGCGTTTGCAGCTTTACGAAGACGCTTTGAACGAGCAGTTATTTGCGCGTGACAAGATAAAACTTGAATTCCAGTTGAACGAACTTGACATCTTCCAGGAAGACGAGAACGAGCGAGCCGATGTACTGAACAAATTGACGGCATCCGGTTTGCCGACCCGCCTTGCGCTTGACTTGGCTGGGTTTGTGTTGAGCGAAGAGCAGGAAGCCTTGTTCAGCGAGCAGGAAGCGGAAACACAGCCGGAAGACGAGCAGGTGGCAGAACTCCGCAAGTGGCAGCGAATGGCAGAGAAACGCGTCAAAGAAGGCAAGCCTATCCGGGAGTTTGAAAGCACGATCCTTGAGCCAAGTTTGCACGGAGCGATAAGTGGGGCGTTGGAAAACGTGAAAACGGTGGAAGACGTGAAGAGAGTCTTTGAGTGGAGCGTGTACCCGTGATTGACCGCTTTGAGATCGAGCGCAAGTTAGGGCGGGTGCTCTCGCGTGAGTTTCAGTCTGAACTCGATAAGCTGATGGGCTATTTAGGCGACCCGCCGGACTTGAATAACGTGCCGCATTCCTACTGGCAGAACGGCTGGAAACGCATTCAGAACCAGGTCGAGCCGATTCTGGTTGACACGTTCGTTCAGAGTGCGCTGGAATTGCCGCTTGTTGGGATCACGATTGATTGGGACTTGATCAATGCCGATGCGGTGAATTGGGCGCGAACCAGTTTAGTACCGACATTGCAGAAAATGTTCGACAAAACTTATGTGGGCGTGAATGAGTTAGTCCCGCGTTATTTTGAGGAGCAGTGGAGCAGGGCTGATTTGGCACGGCATCTTGAAAAATATTACTCACCTGTGAGAGCAGAAATGATAGCAATTACCGAAACGACCCGCGCAAAGGTTGAGGGCGAGCGGGCGGCGGTTGCAGAAATCAACCAGCGCGGCGTGATCTTGGTGCCAACCTGGATGACGCAGGAAGATGAGAGGGTTTGTCCTATTTGTGGTCCGAGACATAAGCAGCGGATTACAGTCGATTACCCACCAGCACATCCGAGATGCCGATGCTACGTGGATTACGACTATCCGAAGGAAGGCAACTAATGGCAGGCGGAACGTATATCCGAGTTGAGGGCATAGAAAAACTGCTTGCTGGTTTGACAAAGTTAGAACAGATGCAACGCGTGAAAGATGAAGTTCAGGCAGGCGGAATCTTGCTTCAGAGCAAGTTGCAGCATTACCCGAAGAAGGCGAAAGTTGGTAATCCGCTTATTCGCAGTAATGACCGGGTACGGCGCGGTTTCTTCTACCACCTGAAACACGGGAATATCAGTGTGCCTTACAACCGATCGTACACATTGCAGAGTAAGTGGACATCTCAACCGCGCAAGGGTGGCTGGGAGGCAGTGGTTGGAAACAAAGCGCCGGATTACAAGCATCTTGTTCAGGGTTCACGGCAAACCTTCCAGCACCGGGCAAGCGGGTGGTTGACGGTTGCAGGCGCAGTGGAAACATATGGTCCGCAGATACAAGCAAGAATCAGGGCGGCATTAGAGAAAGAGGTGGCAAGTGTCTGATAAATTGACGTTGAAAATCGCAAGCAATGAAAACATCGAGCGTGACGCGGTTGAAACAAAACGCTTGAAAGCAGATGTGGATTACAGCCTGATTGATTGGCGCGTGTTGGGCGTTCCGTTTGGCGGTCCAATCAAAGGGCGTGACATGGACGGCGAATGTTTCACCGAGCAGACCGACATTGTGCTGAAGATTGGCGACAAACGACCTGTGACCTACTATCACGGTTTTGGACCTGATGACCCGCAGGAGAAGCAAACCCCGCCTGTGATTATTGGTGAAGCGACCTACACCGGCAAAGACGCACGCGGTCACTGGTTCGACCTGGCTTTGGACGAGAGCGAGCCGTTATCGCAGCGGTTATTGACAGCCGGAGTGGAGGGCGTGAAAGCGTCAAGTGGGGCGGTATCTCATTTAGTGAGAAAAAGCGCGGGTGGAATTATTGACGTGTGGCCGGTTGGGGAACTGGCTTTATTTGACGTAAACGAATGGCGAAAACCGGCGAATGAGTTTGCCGTTATCGAAGCGAAAGCAGAAGTCTTTACAGAGGCGATCCCGGAGGTCGAAGAGACGGTGGATGCGGTTGAGGACGAAGCGGAAGCAATCACAATCAAAACACTATTACCAGATCAAGAGGAGATCAAAATGGAAGACATGGAAAAAGAGGTTGTTCAGGAACAGCCTGTTGAAGAAAAAATCGACTTGAAAGCCGAGATGGAAAAGGTTCGCAAGTCGATTGTTGACGAACTGAGAAGCGAGCGCGGGGAAGCCAAAGGCTCATTTACTGTTGTTTCCAGTGTTGGTGAAAAAGACGAGATGAAGGGCTTTATGCACTACATCCGCACCGGGCAGGAAAACAGCGTCATGAAGAGCCTGAAAGCATCCAACGATACCGACATGAACATCGGCACAGCCGAAGACGGACAGTATCTCGTGCCAACCGGTCACTATCAGAACGTGATCGCCCGGCGCGATGAAAGTGCTCTATGGTCGCGCTTGGGTGTGACCGAGATTCCAGGCGTTGGTACAACCGTGAACGTGCCCTACGATAACGAAGGCGACGGCGAATTCGTGGTTGCGACTGAAACACAGGAATTCGATGATGACGCTCCGGCAACCGGGCGCAAGCAGATGACCCTCGCGAAATACGCAAAGATCATCCGCATTTCACACGAACTGCTTCGTGACGAAGACAGCCGCCTTGAATCCTTCCTGGCAAATTGGGTTGGACGCGGCATGGCAAAGACCCACAATGACCTGCTGATTACCGAAGTTGAAACCAACGGTACGGCTTTGAAGACCTTTGCCTCTGCCACAGCAGTTGCATTGGGTGAAATGGAAGATATGGTCTTCCAGTCCGACATGGTGAGTTACCTGGACGGTGGTTCGGCTGCCTGGGTTATGAGCGGTCCTTCCTACGCCAAGATCGCTTCAATCAAAGGTGACGCGCTCACTTACGCACAAACTCCGCAGGGCAAATTCCGCGAGAGCATTCTCGGTTTCCCGGTGTACTTCACCAATAAGGCTGACACTATCGGCGCAAGCAAGAAATCGCTGTTCTTCGGTGACTGGTCGCAGGTGGGCGTTCGCAACGGTGCCGGACTGCAGTTGATCCGCGATCCTTACACCCGTGCCCGCTACGGACAAATTGAACTGGTTTACCTGTTCGATGTGGTCTACGGCGTGCTAAACGCAGAGGCTATCGGCTACGGTACTCATCCGTCTGCCTAACAACTAACGATTCATTGATGGAGCGTATATGAGCGAGCAAAGAGTGTTGATCTTCATGCCAACCTACGAGGAAGGCGGGATTATTCAGGCGTTCCCTGAATCAGTGGAATCCTTCTACGACCTGGATGTGCCGGAAGGCTGGAAAGCCGACTGGGTGATCGGGTTAGACAATCCTTACGGGCGTGAAGGGCGGCATAAGAATACGCTCCATCAATACCAACAAATTCAACGGCGCGTGCTGGACGAAGGCTATGATGCGCTGGTCACTTTCGAGCATGACATGCTTGTTCCGAAAGATGGACTCATCAAGTTACTCGAAACAGACGCACCGGTTGTTTATGGACTCTACATGCTGCGGCATGGGGCACATTGCGTAAATGCGTTTCTCTATACAGGCAAAAACCCGAATTTCAGCCAGAGTTTCACCTACCTGCCGAAACACTATGCAGCAGCAGAACGAGACGGCATGGCACGCGTGACAGGGCTGGGAATGGGTTTCACGCTGTTCAGACGGAAAGTTTTAGAACTGTTCAACTTCCGTCCAACTGAAAAAAGTTATCCGCCTGATTGGGCGATAGCTTACGATTCCGCGAAGTACGGATTAAAGCAGATCTGCCGGTTCGATGTGAAATGCGGGCACATTGGCACGGACGGCAGGGCGATCTATCCGAGATTGGCAGGTTACGAAAACAT